ATTTATATATAAGATGTGGGGGTACTTTTGATGGTACAGATGGAACTATAACCGTTGAGGGCAGTAATGGTGTTGCTGGAGGTAACGGTGGTAATGGTGATGCTGCTCTTGGTGGAGCTGCTGGCGGAGGCGGTGGCGGTGGGGCTGGTGGTTCTGCTGGTAAACTCGTTATTCGTCTAGCTAACGCACCTTGGTCTGGTGGAGATGTTGCTCCTACAATGACTGTGACAGGTGGTGGTGCTGGGGCTGGAGGTACAAAGGGTGTAGGTTTTGTACACGGAACTAACCCCCCTGCTGATGGTTCAGCCGGAACAGCCGGAGACGCAGGAAGTACAGACGTCCTTATTTATCCATAGGAGACAAGATGATTATAAGATGTAATTGGATATGTGATTTGTTGAACGATTTAAACCGCTTTAAAATAGACGGCGTTATTCTATTTCCTTTTATAATATTAAGAGATGAGGTTGATGACGTTCTAATCAATCACGAAAGAATACATTTTGAGCAACAGATAGAAACACTTATTGTTGGGTTCTATGTTATTTATGTTCTACATTATTTATACAATAGATTTAAGTACAGCCACATGAAAGCATATCATAATATTTGTTTTGAAAAAGAAGCCAATAAGAACCAGCATAATTTGAGATATATGTACAAAAGAAAGATATTCGCTTGGCTAAAGGAGATTTGACATGATAGTTTTAGGGTACGGATTTATATTAAACGACGCTGGTGATGAGAGTTCAACCGCATGGATGACTAATACTAATACTAACGCCCAGCTATTAAACGACCATACCCACGACGGAGTAAACTCGTCTCTTATTACCTCCCCATCATTTATTAAAACCAGCCGAGATGTTGACGCAAGTGCGTGGGTATTAGTAGGGGTGGGGATATATTCCCAGAATGTTACGATGCCTCTAGGGTTTGAGTTTAATAATGTCCTTATGCAGTTTATTATAACCGCAGGACCTGCGGTTAATGAGCTTTGGTATCCTGTAGTTATTAGGACAAGTATAAGTACTTTTGATATTTTCTCTAATGATAATACTATAGAGTTTACGGTGAGGTATGTTTAGTGGTCATATCCGATTTCAGTGGTGGAATAACCGATAATATTAAGTTAGGCAAGGAAAACCAAGCCGAGAGATTAGACAACTTTCTAATATCTGACGAAGGTGGTTTGCTTAAACGTCCTGGTTCTAGGGTTATAGATAATACTAACTTTTGGATACCAAATAATAAAGCCTTAAGATATTTAATAGAAGAAGGTGACAAATTTGCCCTGTCAGCAAGGCATATATATAACATAGGTAGTCCAATCACCGAACTTAAGGGACCTACCAATAATCAAGCCTTTGATGTTGGATTAGAAATCAATAAATTCTCTCATACTCTGTGGCAAAATCACATACTATTTTCAAACAACGCTTATGCCAAGCCGGTAAAGGTTTATAAAGATGCTGTTGGTGTATGGCAAGTAAGGACAGCAGGGCTTCCTAGAATTGACATATCTGCGGTTATTGCCACGCCTAGTGCTGGTGCTGGAGCCAATTCGTATCTATATGCGTTTTGTTACTTCTACCAGTACAATGTAGGCAGTGTGGTGTATGAGGATTTTGGTGGTGTAGAGTATGTGACAGTAACATCGAACGGTGCGCTCAGTGGAGCTAATACTGTAGACTTTACCATTCTACCAGTTTTGGCTAACGGAACCACTCTTAACTACGACATGACTACACTTAAAATATATATATACAGAACAGAGGATGGCGGGACTGCATCATATAAGGTTGGAGATGTTACTAACGCAACGACTACTTTTACGGATAACATGACAGACGCAGATCTTTTAGCTGAATTATCCTTATATGCCGAGGGTGGGGTACTTGATAATGACGAGCCACCTTTGGCTAAGTATGTTGCTGTCGTTGAAGGAACAGGGTATTACGCTAATATAAAGGAAGCCGGAGAGGAGAAGGGCTTTAGACTAAGACTTTCTAAAACTGGTGATATTGACAGTTGCCCAGAGGATTCATATAAAGATTTCGATTCAGATATTACAGGACTGTCATACATAAGAACATTCCCAATAGTATTTGCTAAAGATAAATGCTGGAGAGTTGAGGGCGTGTATGCAGATGATGGCTCAGGAACGGTTGTAAAAACTCTTATTTCTTCTACAATAGGGTGCGAATCTAATAATTCTATTATCCAATTAGACGCAGGGCTAGTATTTGCCAGCAACCAGGGCTTTGCCTATACAGATGGTTATAGGGCGTTTTTAATCTCAGATAGTTTTCTTAAGACTTATCAGAGTTTAATAAAAGACGGCAAGGGTGAGTCTATAGTATCTGCTTATGACAAGGTTAATGGCTTAGTTTATTGGGCTTGTGCAAGTGGGACTGAAAATGACACCCTGTTCGTGTTGGATGAAAAGAAAGGGATTAGGGGCGAGAGTTGTTTTACCACTTGGTCTAATCCTTCTATATTTTTTCCAACTGCTTTGTTGGTTGATAGTAGTGGGGATCTTATAAGAGGAGATAAATACGGGATAATATATAAACACGATTGGCTATATAGAAATGATACAAGGCCAGAGTTTACAGGTGTTATGCCTGTTGATTGGAGCAACAAACATATACCTTACGATTATATTTCAACTGAACTTTTTGCAGGCACAAAAGAAGCCAAAAAGTATGGTGGAAAGATAATGGTTAGGATTAAGAACATAAGTGATGTTTCGGTCCTGGTTAGTAGTGCTAATAACGGGTACAAGAACTTTTCGACCATGCCAGAAATCAGACGTAGAGACGGAATTATTTGGGGCGGTAGATATATTCCCTGGGGAACGCCAGGGTTTGAATGGCTCAATACGGAAGACATTGAAGAAATCCGATATTTCCCTGCTGGTGGTAACGTAAGGTTTTATACCAAGCAAGTCAGAATAAGCCCTGCTTGGACAGAGATAGAAAAGAGTGACGATAGATGTACCGCTACAGTTGATGATACTGCAACACCAATGAGGGTGACTCTCGACACGCCCGCTGATTATGATTGGAACACAGATATAAAAGGATACTGGATATACTTTGAAGATGACGATTATGTTCAGGGATACGAAGTCACAGTACGAGAAGATGGTGATAATATTTTAATGGCAACACCTGTTGCTCCGCCTAGTGGTGGAAGTAAAAAGTGGCGTGTTATGGGATATGCCAAAAATGAATTAATAGAAATCCCTTCTTATTCAATCTATACCGCAGTTCTTGGCAACAAATTCAAGCCATATAATACAGAAGATAGTGGTGGAAACGTATGATAAACCTAGACCTTAATCCTCTTATTAAAGAAGGTGAGGTTGATAGTTTTATCTTACAAGAGCTTTTCAAAACTGTACAAGATTATCTAAACGGCGGTCAGGAGACTGGCGGTGGTATTGGTGATGTTTTAGGCCCTGCAACAAATACAAACAATAACATACCTCAATGGGACGGTGTTGATAGTAAGACTTTGAAAAACGGGCTGGCTGTACCAGTTGGCGGTCTAGCGGTTCCAGCAGGATTTACAGGTGCTTGGGCAGGAGCTGACATTCCTACTGGATATTTGGATTGCGATGGTAGTGCAATTAGTAGAGCAACTTATGCAGCTTTATTCGCAGCGATAGGGACTGTTTGGGGTGCTGGTGATGGAAGTACAACTTTTAATATACCAGATTTAAGGTCAGCAACATTAAGAGGAGTTGGAACTCCTACGGCTTTTGTAAGTAACACAGTTATTGCATTAGCTACAAAAGTTGATGATAAAGGACAAGGGCATTCTCACGAATTAAGAAACTATGGCGCTGGTGGGAAGAACTGGATGGGCGCTGGTGGCCACATTATACCAGGGGCTTTAACAGGTATAGCTGGTTGTACTGCAAATCCAGCAGGGCAAGGGTACGTCGGAATATACAGCCCGTACACTGACGGGACAAACGGAACCCCACGTACTGGTACTGAAACATCAGGTAAGGCTTACGGCGTACATCATATTATAAAATATTAGAGAGGTGATTTATGATAGGTTATTGTTATTCAAGTGAAACTAAAGAGTTTGTGGGAGTAGTGGATTTACAACTTGACCCATTAGAAAGTAAAAAAGCTGATAAAAATATTTATATGTATCCACCTAATACAACATTAACAAAACCTCCTACTTTTACAGATAAGCAATTTATAAGATTTATAGATGGTAAGTGGATAGTAGAAAATATACCAGAACCAGAAAAACAACCAGAACCTAAACCACCAACAGAAGAAGAACTTTTGATACAGCAAGAAGAACAGATGATATATAATGAAACTAGAAAAATTGCGATAGAAAGACTTGGTGATAAACTCACGGTAGTAAAAAAATAAGTAGACGAGGTAAAATAAAATGGCAGAGTGTAGAAAGGCACGATACGAAAAGGAAACCGACTACCTAAAAGAAAAGGTTATAGAAATCCTAGCCAAGGAGTTTGCAAACGAGCCTATAGTAAAGGCATGGCTAGATGGCAAGGACAAGATACGGGAGGAAGTAAAATAATGCTTGCTTTTATAGTGTTTTGTATGGAAAATAATAACTATCCCTACACCCTTTCTAGCCAGAAAGTAATCTCCAAGGAGTGTGCTTAATGGCAAAAACCAGACAAGAAATTAGAGAGAAGGTACAACTAGAACTCGATTTACTATCCACAAGTGGTAGTTACGTCAAGGGTTCTGGATTTATAACACCGGCCGAAATCAACGGACATATATCCGATAGCGTAAAATTAGTCGCATCATATATACATAATTTATATGAAGATTATTATTTTACGATTGGGTCTATATCGTTGGTGGCTGGTACTTCCGAGTATCCATTACCAGCAAATATGTACGTTAATAAAATACGAAGATTGCTTTATGATAACAACTCAGACAAATACAAAATAAACCGCTTACATAATATAGACGAAATTCCTTACATAACTTCTGCTGATTACTATAGGTATAGGCTGGTAAATAACGGCCTTACTGAAGTGGTAAAACTTTATCCTAACGCAAAGGCTACAGAGGCCGATGTGGTTCAGGTTTATTATTACAGGCGACCTAAAGAACTAGCATTAGACGCTGATGTATTAGATATTCCAGAGGAGTTTGATAACGTGGTTGTCAGTGACGTTAAGTTTCGGTGTCTTAGCAAAGAACCCGACAACCCGTCACTACAAATAGTTAAGACAATGAGAGACGAACAGATTGGTCAGATGTTGGCTACACTCGGAAAGAGAGTCCCTGACGACACGACAGACATCAGACCCGATATGAGTTTTTATGACGAGTCGATAGCATAGCGAGGTAATCATGGCATATTATACAAGTGATGGAGCAAAAATAGAATTTATAGGGTATCCAGTTCCGCGTGCCACAGTAAATGGCCAGCCACTTTTAACAAAGGACGGTAATCCAAGACCTATTTCTGAACAAGATTTCGGAACATTTGCAGAGTCGCTTGGTGCTTACCCCGACGCAGAAAGTCTAAACGAAGCTAGGGGCCAAGGATATACAGGGCAGACAGCAGAGGAAACAGCAGCCAAGGGTTTTGGCGAAAGAGAAATGGAAGATATGCCTGGGTATGATTCTCAGATTGACCCTGCAACTGGCCTTCTAAAATCCCCATACCAAATGACAGACCCTGATAGTATTCTTGGTGAGTACAGAGATATAGTGGAACAGTACGGACTACCAGGCTTGGAAAAAGCCATGGGTGGTGCCGACGAACTAGCCGGTATAGCAAGAGACACTGGATTCTCTCCTTACGCAACTGCTCAGATGGAACAGCAGAGACTAGAGGAAGCGGGGCAAAGAGACACACTACAAGACCGAATAGCAGGCGCTAGAGCGACAGGCTTATCAGGACTAGCAAGTTCTGGTGGGTACGACTCAGGGGCAAGAGAGAGAATGATTAGGGGTACTGGTGTTTCTGGGCTATTTGCTGGTCAGAACATAGCCAGGGGTGGAGCAGAGAGTAGAGCAGGGATTGGAGCAAGTGACGCTGCTTATAAACAAAACCTATTGTCTAGCCTACCTGGTTTGTATTCAGGTCTTGCAACAACAGGAACAAGTATGTGGAATCCATATCTACAACAAGCAACTACGGAACAGCGTTACGGTCAGGATACTAAACAGTTTAATATAGATAAGGCTCTAGCAGAAAGAAGTGGGGCTAGAGGGTTTGAATTAGACAAGTTCAAACTACAGAAACAGTTACAAAGTAGCGCTAGGCAGAGTTACGCAGAAAGTCCAAGCCCATATAGTTTTCAGTCAGACTTATACACATAGGAGAAAGAGATGGTTAGAGAAACTACAGTCAACGACATAATAAACATCAAGGGGTTTATATTGCCAGAGATTGAAAAAGAAATAACAGCTACAGGTGGCAGTTCCGCACATGATGAGCTTATTAATTACTGTAAAGAGTCTGATGTGACATATACATTACTAGCAGACAAGATACCTGTGTGCGTATTTGGTGTTATGAATATTGACGGCAAAGGATTAGTTTGGTTTTTTACTTCTACAGAAGTGTATAAGTATCCAATAGCTTTTTATAAAGCATGTAGGAATTTCTTAAAAGAAATTTTAAAGAACTACAGCAAGTTGTTCGGTCAAGTATCACAGGACTTTAAGAAGTCTATTAACTTTTTTAAAAGGCTCGGTTTTACTATAGCCAAAGAAATACAGTGCAAAAATGAATTAGGTTATGAATTAGAATTAGGAGGTAAATAATTATGCCTTGGATGATACCAGTAGGAATGGGAGTAGCCGGTGCAATTAAAGGTGGGCTGAGTGCAAGGTCGGCAAACAAAGAAGCTGAGAAGCGAAACAAAGCGAGAGCTATGGGTATTAAGTTCTCCCCGTGGACAGGATACAAGGCCGGAGAAAAAGCCGGTGGCGTTGATACTATGGGAGCTGTCCTTGGTGGTGGAATGACCGGTGCACAGGCTGGTATGGAAATATCAAGTGCTATTGCAGCTCCAGGTATAGCAACAGCCGAACTAGCTGAGAAGAAACGCTTTAATGATTTCCTTATGAATTATTATAGTAAAGGTGGAGATACTGGTGGAGGCGGGTATAACGGTTATTCACTAAATCCTAGTGGGTTTAATTTTAGGAGTTAATAATGGCAAATATAGCATTGTACATGAAACAGATACAGGGCGACCAAGCGAGAAAGAAAACTGAACAGGATAGGCTTCTAAGAGACATAGAGTCACGCCAAAAACAAAGCCAAGTCACACGCCCGATGGCTCAGTTTATAGATTTTATATCTAACGTAAACCCTTATAAACAGGGAGCGGATTTAACCAAAGACCAGACTAAAGACATAGACGAGCAAAGAATAAACGCAGCTCGAGCCGGATATACAATGCCAGATAATAAAGATATGTTGGCCCTACTTAAGATGCAGAGTGCTGAAAAAATAGCTCAAACAAGATCCGCTACAAGTAAGGGCATAGAACAAGATTTTAAACGATATGACAGAATAGAAAGGGATATTAAAGAACTTGAAACAGACATGGACAAGAAGTCTCTTGCATATAGCTCGCTAGACAATGCTCTTGCCTCTGGAAACTTGTCAGAGTTTACAAACCAACTTGCAACTATAGCAAAAGGGTTAGGTAGTGAAGTATCGAGATTGACAGAGCAGGACGTAGACAGAGCTGTTGCTAGAACTGCAAGGGTGGATTTCGCTAAACTAAGGGCTTACTTTGCTGGCGATCCAAACGTAAAAATAGGCGATGAATACATTACGTCATTAAAGCGTGCTATTGATAGAGGTAGGGTTAATACTTACGAATTTATTACAAAAATGATTGATGGCAAAAAAAGAACACAAGCAGCCCAGCCGTATATGAAAGGGTATATGGGTGAAGATAGATTGGGTGGGGTTTATACACAAACTAAGGATAGATATAGAAACGTACTTGGTGTTACTGATGAAATAGAAGGAAAATATAACGCCGTTAGGCAGATAAAAGAAATTAAAAAGAGCTTTCCAAATCTATCAAGTGACGAACGAAATCAAGCCATAGACAACATTATAAATCTAAGAATGACTCACAGAATAACACCAGAGGATGATTAATTATGGCTTTTGAAAATTTAACATTCAGTCCTTATAGTTTTGGTGGTATTAGGCGTGAGCCAACACCAGAAGAAATAGAAGTACAAAAAATAGCAACAGCCAACCAGAACCCACTAGCCATTTTTGATGTTCTAAGGGGATTGGCTGTTACGTCTAAAAAACTTGTGACAGGTGAAGGTGGAATTAGTAATCTTCGTCCTGCTGAATTAAATAAAAAGGCATTAGAGATGTATATGCAAGCCCTAGCCGGACAAACTCCAAGCGAGGGATTAGCCAAGGACTTTGCTATGGACCCTCTTGTATGGTCTGGAGTTGCCCCACTTTTAAAAGGTGGTTCTAAGGGGGCCGTCTCTTTAGTCAAAGATCCTAAAGCAAGCTATAAAGCTGTGCAACGTGGACTTAAGGTTATACCAAAATATTATAGAGAAGCGATGGCTGAAGTTCCTAAAACAAAAGAAGCTGTTGTAGATGCCTTCACAAAGTTTTTGGGTTCTTCTAAAAAGTTAAGTGCTAAAGCTATGCAAGGTCTAGCCGAGATGCCCGCAAATATGCTAGACGATCTTTACAAAGGTGCTGGTATAGGAACTACGGTAAAGACTACCTCTAAAGCAGCTACACCTATCGGCGCTGTAGGAGATGACCTTGGTAAATACATCGAGCGTGTACCCTTTAAGCACGTTGACGCAGAGGTACTACGCAAGGTTTCAACAACCAGCGATGTTGCGATAGGTAAACGTCCTTTTAGTGAACTAGCCAATAAGTACAAATTCTCAGGTGAACATGGTAAACTATACGGTCAAGTCAGAGGAAAAATAGATGACCTAGTTAAGACTAACGAGAGTCTTTTTAAAGAAGCTGATTTTACTACTCGTGTTTTTCGTAAAGAAGAACTAATAGATACAAAAGCGTTTAGCAAAGCTATGAAAAACTTGGGCGATGAATCCCGATATGGTAAGTCATTAAAAACTGGAGCAAAAGCTGACGATGCTGCGCAGATCTTGACTAATTGGCAGGACAGTATCCCAGACAATTTAACACTTGATGAAGCTAGAAACTACCTCGGTGCATTAGCAGACAACTCTAGGGAGTTCGGCCTTGAAGGTGGTAAGAATCTTTTTGATTCCGCAGCTAAACATATTGCAAAAGGAACAAAGGATAATTATGTTAGAGCTATAGAGAAAACCTATGGACCAGCAGTTGCCAAACAGCTTCGTGGAAGAAACAAAGAGCTGCAAGTGTTAATAGAGGCAATAGACCCAATACTAAAAAAGACAAAATCAGAAATAAAAAGAGGCGCATTAACAGAAGTTGATAATATGTTGCTCGGTCTCGCTGGTGGTAGAATATTATCAGGTGGACCAGCCCTTCCTCTCGTTGGAGCTATAACAGCCAAACTTGGAAGTCGAATTATATCAGGTTCTCCACAAGTCGGCCGAGCCATAAGTGCGTTTGCAAAGACAGGCTTACCCGAAATAGCCACTCTAAGAACAGCCACAACACTAGGCGCAGATAGAGAAAAACAATATGCAGACCCTATAGAAAAAGAGATAGAAATAAGAATGAGAGAGAAAGGAATATTAAAGGGTAATGAAAGTATGGATGATGCCATAGAGAGAATGATATTAGCAAGAACTCAGAGGTAAACAATGCCTTGCGGTAAGAAGAAGGAAAAGAAAAGGTAATAATGAATGACTGTTACTTACTCATCAACACCCTGGGGAAAAATCCCAACTGTCGATCATTGGATAGACCTACCTTCTGCTGCTGAATATATTTTTCGTATATGTCTGGTTTTAAACTCTAGTGGTGTATGGCTAGTCAACTACCACGAGAAAGGTATCTACTATTCAGATGGTGCTAGCTGGCTTAAGAAAACAGGCACACTAGACAATATCTTAAACAACGTAACGTACACTGATATTAATGGCTGGCTGGTTGGTAATGGTAATGTAATAGGCACGGCAGCTTACACGCCAGAGGACGTAGCCAACAAGTCAACTAACGTCGCTCTTGGTATTAGTGATATTTTATATCCAACTCAAAATGCAGTTAAAACTTATGTAGATTATCGCAACCACTGGACAGGTATAGCTGGACAGATATATCCTAATGGGCGAGCAGATATAGTAGGCGGCCCAGTAAACACACATAGTTTGGTATTAAATAGTAATTCTATAACTGATGTAGGGCTTGAAATAACGGCAGCAGGATTGCTTACAGTTGATGCAGTAAACTACGAGACATTAGTTGTCGGTGACGATGACATACCTAACAAAAAATATGTAGATGATTTAATATCAGGAACTCTGGACGACGGCACAGCCCAGGGGCAGTTGTTGTTTTGGGACAACGGTAATACTAAGTGGACATATACCGAAACTACGGAATTGTTTTGGGATGATACGAATAAAAGACTTGGTATAGGGACTGCTACTCCTTCAACGGCTCTTGAAGTTGATGGGGTAGGGACTTTCGGGGGAAGTAGCTCGGGACAATCGACGATAGCTTCAGGATTGGTAGTAAACGAAGATGGGGGAAACCTCGCTCAAGATGATTTCAGAGTAGAAACAGGAGCAGAGGTTAATGCTTTTCTAATAGATGCAAGTGCTGGAACCGCTGAATTTAATGTTCCGTTGACTATAAATAACGCAGCGGACTTAGCAGTATTGACAGCTCACCCAACAGGCGGTACAGCTCTAGCAATAGCAACTACTCAATATGTAGATGATGCTGCTGGTGCAACTACGTTCCTAGCGCTTACAGACACTGTCGCAGGGTATAACATAGGCAGGATACCTTTTGAAACAGCAGCGGCTATTGATGATGACGCAGCTTTTATTTGGGACGACACAAACAAGAGGCTAGGCATAGGTGAACCAACACCAGAAGCGGACATAGAGATAACCGACGCTGGTACGGATACACAAGCTGGTATGATAATATCAGAATACAACGACCAGACAACTTACGACCCATATATAACAATTAGAAAATCTCACAGTGATACTAAAGGGACAATCACTGAAACACCTACGGCTACAGAATTGGGAGGGATATACTGGCATGGCGTAAACACAACTCCTATTTTCAGACAGGGAGCGCATATATTAGTAAGACAAAGTGGAGCTGCAAGTTCTCATGTCCCAACAATGATGTTGTTTGAAACAATGAACGCTACTGGACAAAACGACGACCAGCTTGTTCTAACACCAAACGGGCGAGTTGGAATAGGATACGCAGACCCAGCAGCAAAACTTGACGTATATCAGGACTCCTCTACAGGCGCACGACCAGTTGTGAGGTTAATTCAAGACGACGTAGACCAGCCATTTATAGAATATAGGGGTGAGGCAGCAGCAGCGGATATAACCAGAAGTATTGTAGCAGTAGGCGATGTTGGAGGCGCTGCATTGGCAGGGTATGTAAAGATAGGAATACACGACACAGGAGACCAGGTGGCGGACACTGATTTCTACATGCCAATATATACACTAACTTAAGGAGGATAAATGAGAAAAGTGGGAAAACTTAATGGCTAAATCTTATACATTAGAAGAAGCAGTAGCACCCGTTATTAGTATAATTCCACAAGCAGGAGGTAGCCTCGTAGAAGGTACTACTTATTCTGTATGTGTTTGTGGAACTTTTGGGATAAGTACTTATTATAATTTAGGATATGGTAGACAGATTTCAGCACCAAGTAATACAGTAAATTTTACTGCAACCGCTGTGGACAAGAGTTTTGAAATAACTATAGATACTCCTTCGACAGGTGTTACTGCCATACAGTTTTATATAGTATATTTCTATGCAGACACAGATTCTGACCCTGATTTCTATTCTACTACTGATGCGGGAGTAGCTAAAACTAATGTCTGGGGAAGGACGAACAGCGGAAATCAACATTGCTATTACGCACAACCTGTTGCTAATTTCCCGTTAACTATAGACGAAGACGATAGAGCAGCTACTTATTCAACAGTTCCATATTTCCATCAAGGACAACCAGAGTTACGATTTAGTGGGGGGACTTGGGCTGACCCTATCACACCTAAAAATATTTATGATTATCTTGTAGGTTTAGGTGGTGGAGAAGAGAAATATATGGATAAAGTGGGGGATGTAACAAAAATAGGTATCAAAAGATGTATGGGATATACTTTCTTTTTACAGTTGTATAGTACAGGTGCTACTTATTTCAAAGTCCCCGATAGAGAGATATGTATTTTTGCTGTCCCTCAATCATTATGGGCTATGGAAAGATTTTATACAGGGAATATGGCAGCAGATGGCGTAAGTCATACAGGAGACTATCCAGTAGGTGGTGGTACAATTTATTTTTTAGGTAGAAGTAGTAGATATAATTCTCTTAGAAATTTTGTTGTTTATAATGGAGTAACTTCTAACGCACCCGCTTCAGTTTATGCAGGTTTTTGGGGTAGACATCTTAGTAGTGCATATATTTATGTAGCTTCTGGACAATTAGCGATAGAAGATTCAAACCATTACGCTTATGTAAGTTCTTGTGTAGGAATGGTTGCAACCTCTAAACTTAAAAGACTTAATGTTGATTTAAACTTCGCATTAGGGTTTTATCCTGGAGCTGTATTCGATGATTTAAAAGTATATTATAGAATAGCATCAATGTATTATTATCAGTATACTGATTTAACTTTAACAAGAATAGAACAAGTTGCTAATAGTTATCCTTATGACCTTGTATATATACTCTATCCTGTCGCTGGTTATAATAGGATTTTGCGTTTGTATGATAATAAGTTTTTTCGTGGAGATTTAGTACCTTCACAGGTTTATTGGTATTGCAAAGCGTGGGTAGCTTCTCATGCAGGTATTACTCAAACTATTATAAGTGGCTTTAGATTAAATGTTCATGTAGAAGAAGCGGATGGTACAGTAGTAAACGGAGCTACAGTTGTTTTAACAGACGCTTATGGGGTAAATACAATAGACACAACAACAGACATTAATGGCGATATAGTAAGAACAAATATCGGTAAATGGAGTTCAGTTATCACAATCCCTGATAATGCGGGAGATTATCCTGCTCAAAGTTACAAAACTTGGCAATATATGATTGATAACTATCCTAATATAACAGAATATAAGCTCCACACACCGTTCATTCTAACTATTAGCAAAGCAGGAAAAGGTGTTTATAAAGCCGTATTAGACCGCTTATCACAAGCAGACTGGTACCCCAGTGGAATAAACTTGAGGGTAACTTTACCGAGAGCAGGGTTTGAGACCAAACTTATAGACACAACTATACATGACTCAACTATATATTAAGGAGGTATTATGAGATTTACAATTAGTGACGAAGTATTGAACAAGGCTTTGGGTTACATAGGGAGTGGTTCTTATGTAGAGGTTTTTAAACTAATCCAAGAAATACAAGGGGACATTAAGCCAGTAGAGGTTAAGCCAAACAAGCCTGAAGACAACAAAAAGCCAGAAGGTAAAAAGGAATGATATGGAAAATTTCGACTGGGGAAAACTTCTGGATATACTGCCTAGTGTGGTTGGGCTGGTTATTGGCCTCGTTATCCGCCATGTCTTTAGTGGTTTCGCTAACTTCAAATACGAGATTAGAAACAGTATCTCGGAAACCAATGATAGAATTACCGAGTGCTTTACAGAATGTGGCGAGAACAAGGATAAAGTTTATGGGTTATCAGAATCTATCTCCGATGAGTTCTCTAAATGCAGAGGAGATTGTGAGACTAAGCGAGTAAATGTCAAGGCCGATATAAGACGTGACTGCGCCTTAAGACACAAGGAGGATTGATGTATTGTTTCGGATATAAATCAAAAAACCATTTATTTAAACTACACAAGGATCTTCAATTAGTTCTTGGAGAAGCGATCCATTATGTAGATTTTTCTATAATAGAAAGCGACAGAGATAAAGATACACAGGACAGGTATTTTAATGAAAAAAAATCTAAACTAAAATGGCCTAATTCAAAACATAACTTAAAGCTAGGACAAGTTAAAAGCGATGCTGCGGACATACTCCCTTATCCCTCTGGCTGGCCTAATAAAGATATGAAAAAATGGGCGCAGTTTGCTTACGTTATTGGTGTTATTAGAGGCATAGCAGAGCAAATGTATAAAGAAAAAAAGATTAGTACCAGGCTTAGGTTTGGTTTTGATTTTAACAAAGACGGTAGATTATTTAACGATAGATTTATAGATGCACCTCACGTTGAGAGAGGGGCTTAGGAGGTATTATGAATTATATAAAAGAATTGTTTAGCGACGTAGGAACGGCGAGTATTGCCAGAGTGTTAGTTGCCTTGTGTTATGTCACTGCTTGTGCTATCGCTGTGGCTAGTTTATGGATGGCCAAAGAACACGTTGGTGTGGTTGCCACCCTTCTAACTGCTGGTACTATTCTAAAAGTCGGACAGAAGGCTCTTGAAAAAGGAGAATAAGAATGTTAAATAACAGAGTGTTTCAATTTATAATTGTTGGGGTTATCTGTCTGTTGGCGGGGTATTTTTATAAAGACACCAAGATAATTACTAAGATTGAAACCAAGACTGAATATGTTAAGGTCAAGGGGAAGACTGTGGTGATTGCCAAGCCTGATGGTTCAAGTGTATCTACGACAGACTTTGTTTCAGACTCTACCTCTAACACAGATGCCTCTACAAAGACCATAATCAACCCTAGAGCGATGTTTGTAACACTAGACGCAGGGTTTACCATACGGGACAAGGAACGTCTTGTAGGGGCTAGTTTTGTGTACGTGCCGTCATGGTGGGCCATAGGTGGTGGGTTTTTGCACAACACCGGCTCAAAAGATAACGCTATACTGTTTAAGGTTGGGTTGGCGCTTTGATAGAACACACCTTGTAGTTTTTCCACTGTTGCATATTAATTTGTTTAGCCTTGCCACAGTTTGTACACCTGGCGATGACACGAGTAGTTGTTTTCTGTAATGTGAAGTCTAACGATTCACACGCCGAACATTTCACAGGATCTAGCATAAACTTCCTTTTAATTAAACCCAGATACAAGTTGAGATTATCGTTAGTGTCTGTATAGTAAGATCTCATCCACGAACTGCTGTCAAGATTCTGCCACCTTCTATCCTTTGCCATATCCCCCCCCTAATTTAGACCTGACATTTATCCCCAATCTTTCAGCGAACTCCCTCTCTGTAAGTTTTGGTATCGGCTTATTCAAGTGGCATAAATTACAGAGATACATTATATTTTCACCCCTGTCTAGGAGCTTACCATACAACTTCCTTGCCCACTTTGTTTGAGAAAACAAGTGGTGTCTATCTGTCGCTGGCTTACCGCATAACTCGCAGGGAACGACCATATTAATTAATTTCCCTAATCGTTAGTTTAGGATATGTGTACTCGAATAGTTTTTTCTTAAGCTGGTACATAGGTGTTTTAAATCCCTTGGAGTCCTCAATGACAGTCTCAAGGTAAGCATCTCTGTACATAAAGTCGGCTACATATTCTATCTTACGATACTTCACGCCGAACTTTTCAAACTTTGGTTGAAGTTCAAATCTAGGTTGCAACGAAAGCTCTGTTATAAGCCCCCTCTGAAACAACATATTAAGTTCCTGATAGCGTTTGGCTTCGAGTTTGCTATCAAACTTATACCCGTCTATAACGGTCTTAACAGCTCTGTATTTCATCTACTCCCCTCCCTGCTTAACCGCTTCATTGGGCTGCTCTCCGACCAGCTTACTCCTTAATACATCATCATTATTGTCTATCCACCTAATTATTGGTTCACCTTCATATCCTTTGTCCCAAACAAACCACGCATACACCATCATGCCTGTATTATACTTACCGTCTTGTCTTAATTTCTCACCTAACATTGGATAACGGCAAAACACATAAATACATTTTAATGGGAATTTATTATCTGAATAAATATAGTCTAGCCTTTTTTTGCCATGTAAATATGATAAAGGAAGTAAAAACATTATCTTACTTGTTGCAATTTCTTTGGCTTTTTTTATAAATTCAAAAGCCTGTGAATAAGGAGGATTGGTTATTACTGTCTCAAACTTAGCTGTTTCGGTAAAAAAGTTCTTATCTATATCATAATAAGTAGGATAATATCCATTCTCGTGTAATACCTTTACTATTGCCCCGCTACCACAAGCAGGTTCTAATATGGGGAGAATTAACTGTTCCCTGTTAAGAATATGATTAGTAATAGAATAAGGAGTTTCATAATAATCCGACTTTTTTCTTTTGCCAGTATTATTACAAGAAAAGTTTTTACCTTTCACTCTTTTCACTGTTACAATAGCATTGTCTGGTATCTTCATTTGTTTTTCCTCACTATCTCTGTTATAGCATCTATATCTAAATAACAAGGTGCCACGTCAAACAGGCAATTTATGTCGTGCTTGGCTTTCGCTATTTCACATTCGTTACAACCTTTGTTTTTCTCTCTGGTGCAATACCCTTTCAACTCTTGAAGTGTTAAAGGGCTATCATCTACTGGTATGGAGTTGATAAATTTAAACATACTTCTGCCAGTATAACCATTATTCAGCATTTCCAAGTGTTCTATTATCTTATCCTTCGCCTCTTTGTCTATCTTCATAGCTCCTCCTTGCTTACTTTGTCTAGGAATTGCTCTGCTTTACAAACAACATCATTTCTCCAACTATCTTGTCTATCTGGACTAAAAGCTGAAGCATTGCCATGAGCAACATATTCCATTATCTCAACAGCCTCATCTAATAGAGCTTTGTCTGCCTTGTGCTGTTCCTCTAGGTTACAAACAATACAGTTGTCAACTGTGCCATCTTCAGAGGCTTCTTCTGCTATTAAATAATGTTTATCACATAGATTACCCATATTATTTATTCCTCCCTTATAGGTCGCTTGACTATAAAAATAATTCCCATATTTTAGTAGATACTTCATACAATATAATTACTCCAAAAACATAAAGACAATGGTTAAGTCTACCCCACACTTCAAAACATTCAAAGTAATCTTCAAGGTATTTTTTCATATCCTTTTTACTTATAACACCATCAATGTAATCTAAATAATCTCTGCGTAAAGTGTCAGCTATATGCTTATCTTGTATATCACTCATCATTTACTCCCCCTTACAGTCCTTAAGGAACTGCTCTGCTTGCTTGTTTAACCTTTTTTTAACCTTAATAAAGTCTTCGTGGTCAACGCCTTCAGCATAATCAGTATCAGGATAGTAGCCTTTTATTAACTCCACCGCTTTGTCTAACTTGGATTGTAGGTGTTGAATTTGTTTTAAATTAATACGGTAATTATTAACTGTAGGACATTTTTCAAAATCACAAATATTATCCCTATCTTCCTGTCCTGCTGTAATCTTTTGACCGCAATACATACAGGTTTCACGCCTTTTTAGCTTTACCTTGTTGTCCTCTGCCTTTGTCTGATCTTTGTCTGTAGGTTTGGGTTGCCAGTTATCATGTAGATTATTATCATACATACAATTCATACAGTTAGAAAACATATCACAATACTTATCTATATTACCGCAATTATCACAAGACTTCTTCATAATACCCCCATATAATAACCTATTCTTTTTAAGTGCCACCTGATTATATATAACATCAGCAATTCTCACATAATAGCTCTACTTCTACGTCGTCACCGTCCATGTGTCTAATCTTTCTCAACTCAGACAGTGGAAGGATAGCTCCACAGTGAGAACACTTATCATAGTTATCACCTGACAGCAGTAGCCTAGCGATACTATCCTTATCAGTGTATTCTTCCAGAGCTGCCTCAAGGTCTAGGATACGAGTTTTTAGTTCTTTGCTGTTATTTTCCATTACTTCTCACCCCCGATTACCTTACTTAATTTATCCATAGCCTCTTTAATATAGAACATATATTCCTGCACAGCCTTAATATTACCTTCTCTGTAAAGAACTGGTAGTGCCTCAGAGCAAGCTCTTATGTCCATGATATGCCCTTCACCCATATCTATTTTCATATTTTCTAACTTCATTTTACCTCCCTTAATTTGTCTTTGTGTATTTCAAATACTATCTCTGCTTTCTTACCAGAATGTAACCTCCAAATCTCACCGTCAAAACTTGGTACAAAGCCTCTGTGCCATAAATCTATACATGACTGAAAAGGGTTTATGCCTTTCTTGTGGTCTATATGCTTCCATTCCTTAATGTCAGGAAATAGGCTTGATATATATGCCCACACAGAGTCCCGCACAGCGTCCCCCACAGAGCACCACACAGCGTCCCCCACAGAGCACCACACAGAGCCCCACACAGAGTCCCGCACAGCGTCCCCCACAGAGTACCCCACAGAGTCCCGCACAGAGTACCCCACAGAGTCCCGCACAGAGTACCACTTTTTAAGGTTTGCTATATCTTTTTTAGTAGGCTTACTTGGCTTAAAAGCTAAAGGATTAACTGGTATCAAAGCCCTATACAAATCATAACCCAATTTTTTGCTTTCCTTTTTAAGCAACGGTTCTAGTTCTTTTAACGGGACTTTTCTAATCAATTTTAAGTATTCAAACCTCTGTTTAAATTGGTCTATAACAACCTCTTTACCCCTCACCTCACACTCGTAAACTTGCTTACCATCGGATAGGTTGGAATACAATATGCCCTCTAAATTGGTGGCATACAGTCCGTAAGAACAGTCATTGTTTTTACACATATCAATCTCTGGACAATGATATTCTTTACCTAGCTTGTACTTGAAGTTTTTAAACGGGCTAGTCTTGTCTTTGTTTAGTACCTTATATTTTTTCACTTTACCTCCTCAATATGGACGACAAACACAATTTGTCCTGACCATCTTGTTCGTCGTGTCTAGTTCATTTTCCAGCCTGTCTGACTTAATACCATAATGAATAACAAGGCATAGCAGTATTAGAGTAGTAAGTAATAAGCTAACGATAGCACGGTCCATAGGCACCCCCTAAAAAGATCTATCTATTTTGGCTCGTTTCCCCTTCCAAGACATTATAACTTCTAGGTCGTGTGGCATTAGTAAGTAGAAAGTATATCTAACCCTGGTGCGTTTGATAGGCTTGATTTCTCCCATCTCTATCAGCTTTCTGATTTTGTTAGGGCACGAGTTAGTTCTTCTCGCTGCCTCGGAAATCGACACACCTTCTGGGTATTTTTCTTTTAGTTCTTTATTCATTTTTAATCCTCCTTTTTAATTTCTTTCTCGTGAGCCTCTAGACCTTCAATTATCATATCGCAATAGTCTTGTGCCTGTTTTAGTGTGTCACAAGTATAAGGCTTTCTATTAGGATAGGTATTCACATCAGCCTCTAATACTACCTCACAATCTTGTGTAGTTATTAATATGTGATACTTCTCTTTATTCCTAACAGGCTCGATGTTTTTTATATCACCGATAGTGCCTTCAAAGATCTTCAATTTCTTTTGCCTCCTTTGGTTGCATAAAATATGGTACGTCTACTTTCTCTAATTCCTGTCCAGACTTTATAAGTTTATATATCTCAAACTTTTTCTGATAGACATTTTCTTTGGTATTAAACAAACACATTCCCACAAAGTTTCCTACTACTCCAAACTTTCTAAACTTTGGTATTCTAAATAACGTCGGGCTATAGTCGTAGCTTAATGTGGTGCCTAGTTTTTCGTTACTCACTGGAGACATAGTTATAACCTGTGTAGCCTCTTTAGCTATCTCGCTGCTACCATACAACTCCTCAAAACCAGGGCAAAGCTCTATTGTTTTTCTGTCGGACTTTCTGAAGTGAGCAATACAAACTATTGGCTTCTGGATTAGTATGTTTATATCCCTCATTCGCTTAACAATTTTTTTAAGTTCCTGTGTTTCTCTGTCGGTGTCCATATCAAAATGGTGTATATGATCCAGAATGATACAGTCGGTGTGATGCTTAATAGAATTAACCTGATCTTCAAAATCATCTACTGTGAAGTTTTCTTTTCGATACATGATGTTCACGTACTGCATTTTTTTATTACATTCTATGCTGGCCTTTTTTATAAAGTCTCTGTGGATTCCATCGTAATCACCATCACTAAAATCTCTGAAGTTTATAGGATCTGGATAGATACTCTGTGAGTAATATAGTTTGGCAAACTCTGTGTATAGTAGCCTGGTTTCAATCTCACCCTTGTCTGCCTCAAGTGCAAAGTAGTGTGCAGTTAAACCTTGCTCGCTTACATTCTGGGCCATCATGGTGGCAAGCTGTGTTTTTCCGGCTCCTGGCCTCGCACCAAAGAACACCAGATCTGTTGGCCTAACCCCTTTAAGTGTCCTGTTCAAGAACTCCACAGGGTATGGTATTATCTTTCCCCTATTCATAGCCCTATAATCATGTGAAGCCTGGCTATTAAAATTATTCCAAGTCATTTAGTAAGTCCCCCATGTCAACCTTGGCTTTTGGCGTGTCTTGTTTTAAACCTATCCACTCCATAACCTTTTCATCTGAAGCAAAAAACCAAGCTATAGTCTTGTCAGAGTTGTTTTCCATACGCCACCTATTGCCTATAAATTTTTCTATTGCATCTAGGCAGGTTGGGAAACCTATGTTTTTAAGCCTAACTTTAATCTTAAAACGACCCTTATCTGTAAGAGTAGCTTTTGAGTTAATTTGTTTATAAGCATCAAAGATTATATTTATATTTTCTTTTATATTTTCATCTTCATTTTCATCTTCCATATGTGGAACATATGATTTACATATGTTTTTATTCTTAAACTTACCTTTCCTGTTAGAAGCCCTTGATATTACATAGTTTTTACGCTTTTCAACCTCAATCGCCAATCTTTCGTTGTGTAGCAAATCAGAATTAGGCAGGGGTCGGAACTTGTTTTTGATAGAATTATGAACATCACTTGAATTACATATGATTTTCATATGTTTTTCTGTTATACCACCTTTTGATGATTGAACACATAAACATCGGATATATGCCCCAACTTCTTCATTAGTTAGGTCTGAAACACCTGTAAAGAAATCTTGGTAGTAGAACAAGAAAGCTGGATCTTTAGCCATAACAATTAATTGCCTCCATCAAATTTTCTATGCTTATTTCTTTGTCTAAAAAACCAAATACTTCAGAAGCCACAAAATAAGGGTTTTGGACTATTTCTGTGTCTCCTGTGTATATTTCGTTTGGAAATTCAATATTTAAAACACTTGTGAGTTTAGGTTTGAAAGTAAGCCAATCTATCACCTCACAATCCTGTAAGGGACAGTCTTTGGAAATATCACAATTACAAACTGTTTCTGTTTTATGGTTCATTTTAGGGTGGCAACATATATTAGTTTGTGTAAAAGTATCGTATTTTACCATATCACACTCACCACACATTGTTACAATAGCGTTATCTAGTATCTTCATCCCTTACCTCCAAATATAAACAGGGCTAGGCTCATAAAACCTAACCCTGATATTATAAGACACTGTTGCTAACGGATTAGAAATCCCAGTGTCGTTACAACCAATAATGATACATTTTGTTACCGTTAGCATAAAAAAATTAAATCACCCTTTAAAAAAAAAGTCAAATAAATAAAATAATTAATTTCCGTACGGACTAGAATACTGGTTTGAGTATTTATTACCATATCTTCCGTATGGGTTATTAACACTATTAGGCGAGTATTTGTTGCCGTAAGTCCCATAAGGATTACTGATAGAGTCTGGGTCGTATTTATTATTATTTACCCTACCCAGATAAGTCCCATCTGGCGCATACAAAGTCTGAGCCATCACACTTGTCGATACTAAAAACATTAAGATTGCTAAACACTTCATAAAAACCTCCTGTTTAAAAACCAGCCCACCTTGTTATTATACCACAAACAGAGCTAATTGTCTAACTCTTGCTAGTTCCATATGTCCTTGTTTTTTTGTGACATCTTTCACACAATGTCTGTCCATTATTAAGGCTCCACATTGGGGTATAAATCATGGCAGCGCTATACAAGTCTAAAAGAGGTATATAATCTCTGGCTTCCCTAAGTAATATTCTAAACGGTTTTATGTGGTGGGCGTTTAACTTACATCCAGATTTATTTTTACATTTTTGACAAGTGAAATTATCACGTATAAAAATTTGTTGCCTCCATTCTATATATTTATCACTAAGTCTTATTTTGTCTGTTATTAGAGTTGTTCCTCCTCTCCAAGCATGATTGTTTGCTCCTCTAAACTTTTGCCTATATTCTTCTGATCTTGGTGGGTGTTTTCTTCCTTTATTCATTAGCCTAATACGCTCAAGTTCTTTTGGGCTTGGGTGTTTGCCTTTGTGAGAATTTGCTATCTTTTTTTTAGCTTTTTCTGTATGCTTTTTACCCCTACGAGAATTGCCCATTTTTATTTTTGTTTTTTGAGAACAAATTTGAAGTTTTCTCTTTTCTCTAATTTTAGCTTTAGTTTCTTCTGATATTTTTTTTCCTGTATTAGCTTGACTTAATTTTTTTCTAGTCTCTATAGAGCAAACCCTGCCTTTCCCAGACTCACTCATTTTTTTACGTGTATCTTGTGTTATAACTTTGTTTAAATGAGCTTTGCGGAGTGCTTCTCTAACATGGTCTGGCATCTTTCTACCTTTTCCTGCTTTACTAAGGTTTTTTCTGTGTGTTTCAGAAAAAGTTCTTTTGCACCCTTTAGCTTTTTCAGATATTTTTCTTTTGGTTTCTTCGGTATGTGGGATGCCCTTATTCCAACTACTCCTTTTTTCTTTAGTTTTATCCAAATTTGACCTCACTATTAAGAGAAAAGATTTAATTGTTTAACAAAATACAAGGAGTTTTGCTTACCACTAAAAGGATTCTTCTTTTCTCCTACAATCTCAAGTAAACCTCTGTTAAAAAGTTCTGTTACCCTCCCCGAAACACTATTGATAGGAAGGTTTAATTTTTTACATATTTCTGGCAGTATCATAGGCTTGTCTTTGAGTATATCATAGACTTGTCCCCTTCGCCCTACAAGATACCCTGATTGTACAAGGTCCAAATATGTTTCAACCTGAGCTACACTCATTCAGCATCAACCTCAAACTGGCGTTCTATAGTTTCTAACATAATACCTCCATCTATTTAATATTTTCCGTCGGTAAAAACCAAACTTTTTTAGACACCATAACTTTTAATCCTTTGGCATAACCGTTTAGGTGTGTAAGCAATTTCTCTTCGCCTCCAGGTGTGTCCTTTCTACAAGATAAATCTAATAGGTAATTAGCTATATCATCGATAACTTCTACCATATCAGAGTTATTTATTGGAACTTCTATTAATTCTGGCTTCTTTTGTGTTTTTTCCATCATAATACCTCCATGTTTTTTCTTCATTCGTTTACCCAAGTTGTATGTATGCTGTTCACTTCCATTTTTCTTTTCTTACCCATTTCATCGTAATCAAAAGTTGCTTCATATCCACATTGGGAGCATCGTTGTATTGTTGCGGAAGTTTCCATTGTTATTATATCAAACACAGTTGTTTCCTTTTTTGTGTATTTATTAATTCTTGATATAATTATCATGTTATCGCCTGCTCCGTCCTTGTGAAGGCACTTAAGACCAATACCACACCTAGAACAATAATACTTTCCATAGCCTGTGTATGGCATCTGGTAGACTGCCCCCTCATAAGTTCTTTTATGCCCGAAAATCCAACAGATTATTTTTTCCATCTAATCCTCCGTATCTATAGCTTCTACTCCGACGCTGGTGGCTGGTGTTTTGGATTCATGCCAATTTTCAAGCCTGGTGTTTAGGTACTCTAATACACCCTTATTGAATATCTGTGTCTTGATACTCTCTAGTAGGTAGCCGTTCTTTCTGCATACCAGTTTGAGCTGTGCATAGAACTTCATGTCAGGATTGAATACCTGTGTAGTTTTAACCTTTGCCATTGTTTGCCTCCAGAAACGCCCTGATTGCCTTAATTTCGCATAATATAGCTTCAAGCAACAAAGATGTGCCAGATTGTGAAGTCTCGGTTTTGGCTGGTTTCTGTTCGTTTGAAGGGCTATTCTGATTACCCGTACCAAGAACTATATTAAAATATCCGTTCTGCTCTACTATGTGGGCATCAACTTCATCGCCTTCTCGCCACTTATCCGTTATGCCTAGTTTTTCAAACCCACTAGCCTTTTGTCCCTTGTCAGTAGTTATGAATATTTTTGTGGCTGGTCCGTTCTTAGTCGTTATCTCATTCCTTGTTAGTTTGCTTATCTTGATCATTGTTACCTCCTAATAATAACTGTGTTACTTTAGATTCCTGGATACTTCCTGCTTTTTCCATCTCCTCTCTACTTGGTCTGTTTTTCTTTACCATTCCCATGTTGGCTATGGCTCGGCCTATAGCTGAGGTTTCTCCGTTTTCAATCCATGACTTCATGTTGATAGTGTTAAACCCTTCTTTTTCGTAAGCAAGGCCGGTAGCTTTTGGTAGGTTTTTAGCCTGGTCTTCAACATTCAGGAATAGAAACGCTTTACATAAACACGCCTTGCCATCGTCAACCAAGTCAATGACGGTAATAATTCTGCCGTCAGGATACTTTCTGTGAAACCTCATAATCCTGTCCTTAACCAATTCGTAGTTTTTTAAATCAAGTACTTCCATCTAAACCTCCTGTTTATTTCCTATCAAACTCGAAATTATAAAACGCCCAGTTTGGCACATCTACTATCTCTATTTCAGGCTTGTCAGTCTTTTCATACTTAGGCCAGTGGCTTGTTTCCTGACATTTTCTAAGTGTATTAAGATTTTCAAGCCTAGCTTTTACACCAAGCTCTAGCGTCATGTCGTTAAGGGCAATTATTCTATTCCCAAAAGGATATTCTTTTTCTTGCACGATAAATATAAACATGACCTCTCTGCCTTCTATTTCTTGTATGCCTTCTGTGTAGTGACCAGCCTGGACATGATACCTAAAATTAGCAATAGCTCTTTCAAACTGCTTTGCATCTTTTGTGGTCTTAATATCTATGGCTAGTAGCTTATCGTTAAACTCTACCAAGTAGTCTGGTCTACATTTACAAGGGGTGCCATTACTATTCCACAGGTAAGTCTGCTCTGCTATGCCATTTGATAGCAAACTACACGCCAGTTTATTATCACGCAAAGCCTCTAGCATAATCTCACAAGTTTTATAATCCTCTGCCTTGATTATGGTCTTGCCAGGGTTCTGTGTTTTTAAGCCCTCTAATGCCTCTTTGTAAGCCTTTGTAGCTCTACTGCCATAAGCTACAGCCTTTTTGTCTGAAATGTAATCTACGGCTAGTTCTGGCTCTAATACAAGAGTGTGGAAAAACGAGCCTAAAGCCATAGCATCAGATACTTCTACCTTGTACTTGCCATCTAACTTGTCTTTGTAAATGTACGGGGCTTTGTTGATAAGATCCAAATCCCCTTTTGAGATAAACCCCTGCATCTCTTTTGAGTGATACTTTTCGTTAGTCATTTTTGTTACTTTGCCAAATTCCATTTGTACCTCCTTTTTATATTATATAATAAATATTAATATATAATTATTATTTTGTAAATATAATAATATTAATTATATAATATTAATTTCGGTATGCCCCCCAAGCTCAAACTGGTATTGGCTCTGACTGCTTATCTAAAGAGCTTTTTTGTAGCGACCTGTCATGTTATAAGGGTTGTCTTTAACTTTAAGTTTTAGTTTTTCCCTGATACAAACACGAACTGCTACGGACACGATTTTATGAATTTTGTACAGCGCTTTGTATTCCTGATCTGTTACCCTCACTTGAATAGTTTTAGTCCTTCTATTCGGGCTTAACTTTCTCCTTGGTTCCATAATACCCCCTTGTGTTTTAATTTATAAATTTATAGTAACACTAACTTTCACTTTTTACCCCTTATGTAAAAATACAAGCCTAACAGATACAACCCTAACATTATAAGCGCTCCAATATGCTTTATTTCCATTTAGACCCCCCTAATTAATAGTTTTATAAGCACAAAACAGCAAATACCAGCCAAAGTAAATAACAAGTTACCTACAATAAGCCCATAGGGTATAAGACAAACCCCTGCTATATAGATCAAGATTAAAAACATTAGACCTCCTTATATTTGATAGTATGCTGTGAGATATTGACTATAGACACGTTTTTTAACAATCTCTAAATTGTACCCCATAGTTTCAAGTTCTTTTTGTAGATCATTATATTCGCTTGGTGTTGCTGGTGTTGTTTGGCTTATACAAAAATGGTAGTCACCGTCCCCATGTTGCCCGATGTGTTGATATACGGTTATGTTGCCATTGTTATTGTATAAATCATAAGGAAAAACAGCCAAAATATCCTTTGTGTCTTTATACTTTCTGAATATCACCTTTGTTTTAAAATTATCCATAAAAACCCCCCTTTGTTAGTAAAAACTAGCCTAATTATGCAACATCTTTTAAATCATTGTCTTTTAGTATATCCAAAACATTAAAACCGCCGTATTGAAGTTCACGCCCCTCTATCATGTCAATAGCAGTTTCAATACTACCAGCCAAGTCATAAAACTTGTCCTGATAAGCCCCTAAATCCTCATTCTGCCTTACAAGGTCAACAATTTCATCGTTTAGATCATGGTCTAGTTTTACATTAGTTTCTTGTAGCTCCTCAATGTACTGATTCGCTTCTTGTAGTTTTTTCTCTAATTCTACTTTTTTCATAAATCCCCCTTTTTTTTAAAATATATAGCTAATTCCTTAAAAACCAGCCCCAAACACAGTAAAACAAGCCCAAACCAGCCTAAAACATATTGCAACCCCTTATATAAGTAGTTCATAATCACGCCCCTAAAAAATGCCTTGTTACCCTTAAATGGATAAAATCAAGGCTAATCAATATTACCCTGTATAGTAAAATCATAATCGTTAGCTTTTATCGTTTCGATTATAAGTTCCTCGCTTGTGAGATATTCATAATTACTTTTTATCTGTTTAAACACGTTATAGGCAAGATCGCTTTGGAGTTCGTCAAAATCGCTTGTTAGTTCGTCTATTATTTTGTTAAGTCTTTTAAGTTTTGTAGAATAGGAATAAAGGCTTATACTGCTGTCAAAACAGATAAAACCAGCCTTATGTAAAGACTTTATGAGCTTTTTATGCTTATATTTAGGCTTTGATAGTAAAACATCAAGAACTTTCGTTTCGTCATTTACTTCTAACGGGATATTATATTTTTGCCTGTAAAGGTCAAATTCTATGTCTTTAAACACAAAATAAAACCCGTTTTTATCCGCTTCCAGTAACAAGCCTTCATCATAAAACCAATCGTTATAATCGACGTTTATATCGTATAGATTCTCAATAGCCTTTTGTTGACCGTCCTTTGGTAACTCATCAAACTTGTAAACCTTGTATGTTCTTATTTCCATAATTAATACCCTCCTTGGTAAAGTTTAGGTCTTAGATCGTCTCTTATTCCATACTTTTTAACAATACCCCTACAAGCCTTGATAAACTCATCAAACATTAGCTTTTTACCATTTAAAGCCCAAACATAATAATCAATTCTTTTCACTGTACAGCCCCTTAGCTCTACCGCTTCAACTAAATGCTTAAAGTTTTTACTCATTGTTTTACCTCCCTTTTTCTACCCAATATAAAGATTGTACTACAAGTTAAATGCCTTGTCTACTATTATTTTGCATAAAGATAAAAAAAAAGATATTTATGTATATATTATAGGATTGCAAGAACTGTGCCAAGATTGTAATACAATGAACTAAACTAAATCTTGTTTAGTTATTATGCAAAAAGGTAACAAAATCAACAAAGCACTAAACAAGCTGGTTTAGTAATATCCACAAAGGTTGTATCCATAGCAAAAACTAAACTAAAAGTGGTTTAGTCACCAATTACACGCCAGAAGCTATTATAGATCACTTACTAGCAGGCCATTGGATTAATGCAATAGGGTCAAATTCAAGGCTTAAATGCGGATCAGTGTAAAACTATGGATAAAAACCAGCCTACCTTTTAAGCTCTATAAGTACTAAGCCTTTATCCTTCCTTATAAGGGTTTAGGCTAAACGAACTAAACAAGCTAAAAAAAGCAAGCTAAGGCCGGACACAAGCAAGACGTAGAAAATTCACTCGCAAAAACTCAGGAAAGCACTTCTGTCCTGGATTGGCCGTAAACTAGCTAAAAAGTTGCCCAGTTTGCCCAAAGTTTAGTCAAAACTAGCTGTTTTTAGTTTAGTCTTTAATCCTAAAATAGTGTTTCCCAGTATAATCAACGGGTTACACACGCCAGGAGTGTCGCATAAGTACTATTATGTAAAGTAAAACTAAAAAACAGACTAGGGGGGTAGGGGGCGGAACTGTATACGTATACGTAATACCCCCTGGCGTAAATATTTTTTTTATTTTTTTTAAGTACTTGACATTGTATTGATAACGAGCCATAACGAGGTAAGTTGAGAGCGAAACGAGGTAGGAGGTACTTTATGAAGTGTATTTGCGAGGTATGTAGCAAGGAGTTTAACAGAAGTCCGAGCGACGTAAAGCGTGGGGGGGGAAAGTTCTGTAGCCACGAGTGCAGAGCAGTTGCGAAGGGAAACGAGGAGGGGATAACGAGTTTGGGGGGAAACGAGGTATCAAACGGTGCCGATAACGAGGTTTCTGTGTTCCAGGAGAAGGTAGACAAGATTGTAAAGGAGAGGGGTAAGTTGGATTACGTCTTATTTGGTAAATTGGGTATGAAGAAGGGTGTTAGGAAGTACCAGGTGACGTTGCAGGGTAGAGTGGTGTGTTTTCCGACTTGCGTAGGGGTAGGTGTTGGTAAGTTGGTCTGCGGAGTGTGTGGTTGCGATCATACTAAGTATTTTGAGCCGGCTGTGTTTAATAAGTGTAGGAATAAGAAGTATAACGATATACTGGTTCCGAGGGGATTTGTTGAGGAGCATGGCAAGCTGTGTGACGTGTTGCGTGGTTGTATGCCTGTTGAGGGGCGGATAATTCGTGACGGAGAGGGAGTGGGGATCGAGCGTCCGAAGGTTAAGAAGGAGGGGAAATAATGCCCAAGATACTAGATAATTGTATTATGGTTAAGTGTAAGGATTGTAGATATTTAACATTTGGTATTAAAAATTGTTCAGCAGCCGATTATAATGTTTGCTCAAAAAAGGGACAAAAGTTTAGTGAAGAAAAGCCAGTTAATCCTGACACCATAGATGTTGATTGCCCACTCAAAGAAGTAACTGTTGAGAACTTTAATGCGACGGAAGCTGGTGATATAGAACAAGTAATAACTGTTTACAAGAGGTAATAAATGCAAATGACGGATCGCATCACCCAAGGCCGTAAGAAGATCCGCTGCCCGAAGTGCAATAAGGAACTTCCGAGGAGGGTACCAAAAAAGTGCGAGTGCGGGCACGTTTTTCGTGAGTTTACTTCGGATGGTCGTTATGTTCCTGGCAACGTATTAAATACAGAGAAGAAGGAGGGATGATAAAAGACCTTTACGATACGCTAGGGGTTTCTAAAGACGCTACTGACGGTATCTGGTAATAAGGCTTATGAATGTTCGGCGGGCCACAAAAGGGTGTGGGAGAGTGACCCGCCTGGAGGGTGTCTAGTTTTACTAGACGAGGCAATCGAGTATTTCTATTTGTGCTGCTGTTAAATTATCAGGAAATTCTTTAGCTTCGACTTTATGTAGCATCGGCGTTACGTCTTTGTCGTCGAGTTCTTTTTCCCAATCGTCCTGTAGTTTGGTTATTTTCTCTAGGACCTTGGTGTTTTTTTTGTTGCACACTTCCTTGGCTACAGTAGTTTCGCATTTTCCCAAATCAGCCCAGTAAGCCTTCATTTCTTCTGTAGGTTTTGGGGATAAGTCAGTAATTAATGGCTTAAGGATCTTTTCGTTCTTAACGATTGCGTATGCAATCTTAGTATTCGGAATAGCTTTTACTTTTGCTAGTCCGTGGTAAAGTTTAAGTGCTTCTCTTAGTTTCATTCTTCCTCCTGTTTTTATCTTCCTTTTCCTGTTTTAGAAGTTGTTTTACAACCCCCACGTCCCTGATTTGCTCTTTTGCCTTTTCCTGAGCCGTCTTTTTTTGGTGTTCCTTTCTTAGCCATTTTAATCCTCCTGTTTTCTTGGCATTTTTGGTCTTTCGTTTATGTTCCTTGCACCTTTAATCCCTGATTTCCCACCACTCCAGGTATCCATAGCGCATTTAAACTCAAATTGTACGGCACTTACTAACTTTATGGCTGGTTTACCGCATTTTGGGCATAGCACCGGCTCGTCCATCTTGGAGAATATCTCGAACTCTCCACATTTATCGCACCGAACATCGTAAATTGGCATTTACACCCCTAAAAGAAAGTAATACAACTATTGTACTTGCATTTTTAAAAAAAACAAGGAAAATATTAAGTTATGGGTAGACCTCCTAAAGATAAGACAAAGTATAAGGTAAAAGTTGATGCCCCAATGGAGGTTTTGACTTCTGATGGGTCGGTAGTCTTATCTATGGGTCAGTCAGACTTGGCTGATAGTATGGATTTTGGTATGCGAGACAAAATGATTGCTATTCCAGGCGATATTTTTATCATGGACGTTAGCGAGCTGAAGAAGAACTTTAACGAGGATATAGAACTTCTTACTTCTGTCAGAGAAGGGTTCTGGCTAGAGTATTGGACCGCCCGAAGTAGTGGGCGAAAAATGTTAAGGGCTAATATCATCGACGGGATATGCACAAGCTCTCAAATGTCACGCCTAATTAATAACCAATACTCGTTTTCGTTTATACTTAAACCTATAATGAAGTATGAGGCTCGGCTTAATTCAATCCTAAGCCAGTATGGTAGTAAGGTCATAAAAGAAATACTAGACCAGCCGTGTGTTGATAAAGAGGGGAGGTTTGATACCACCCTGGCTAGTTTAAAACTACGAACTATTAAGCAAATGGAAGATAGGCTCCAGGGTACTCCAATACAAAGGAGCGAAAGTAAGGAATTAAGAGTAAATATCGGACATGAACTGAGTTTAGAGGAGATAGAAAAACGCATTAAGGAGCTGGACGGTCAGATACCAGCCTTAGCGATAACAAACACGAAAAAGGAGGCAAAATGATTTTATCATTAAAAAGACTAGGTAGTGAAAGGAAGATTTTGGTCAATACCGATCATTGCGCAAGTATTGAGGAAGAAGCCAAGGGTTGTAAGATTACGTATGCCAATGTGGAAAGTCCAGAGAACGAAATCGCCGTTTCGACTCCGATTGAGGACATAATCTGCCTATTGAAAGGCAAAAAGATTGAAAACGTAAAAACAGCAGAAAAAGAAGAAAATCCAGAAAAGAACGATCAGAACGAAGCAAGTGAGTGACAAAGAGTTATCCATATATAAGGAGAAACTCGCCCTTTTAGAACAGAAAAAAGACCTAACCGAAGGACTGCCACATCTACACGCCCATAGACTGTATATGTGGCAAAGAGAGTTCATAGACTGTAGAAATCAGATGTGCCTTCTTACGGCAGCAAACCAAATTGGCAAAAGCTCAATGAACATTATCAAATGTATCACTTGGGCTACCAGTCCTGAGCTTTGGCCTATTCTTTGGGCTTCCCAGTGGGAGAGCTTGAAGTCAGATAAGACACGCCTGTTCTGGTATCTATACCCTGATGGTGGAACCGCTACTGTAGAGTTTGAAGTCAAGTGGAGCAAGTACCTACCAAGTGGGAAGTATAAAGATCATCCTATATATGGATGGAAAGAAACTTATAAGAACGGAAATATCGAAACCCTTACTTTTAATAGTGGAGTGATGATTGTTTTTAAGTTCTATTCCCAGAAGGCTATGAACCTGCAATCATTGACTGTTTATGCTTGCTTCGTAGATGAGGAGTTACCATACGATTTGTATTCCGAAGTGACAAGTAGAACTAACGCAACTGACGGATATTTTAACATGGTTTTCACGGCTACATTATGCCAAGAAGAATGGCGATGTGCTATGGAAGAAAAAGGAGACAAGGAATTATTCAAAGACGCATATAAGAAACAAATATCTCTTTTTGATTGTATGAAATATGAAGATGACACCCCTAGTACATGGACAGAACGTAGAATTAACAGGATTATCAATAGTTATCCTACTTTGGCAGAAGTACAGACCAGGGTTTATGGTAAGTTCGGTATATCAGAAGGTAGAGTGTACGAAAGTTTCGATCCTTCAACTAACATGGTTAAGCCCATAGATATAGGTAAAGACTACTACATATACGGAGGTATAGATATAGGTAGTGGTGGTGTGAACCATCCTGCTGCGTGCGTATTGGTGGCGGTTAGACATGATTTTAAAATAGGCTATATATTCCGTGGCTGGCGTGGGGACAAAATAATCACGACCAATAAGGATATACAAGACAAATATATGGAGATGGTTAAGGGGTTAAACCCAATCGCTTCATATTATGATTGGCACGCCAAGGATTTTGGCATGATTTCTATGGGCGTAATACCAGGACTTCAACCAGCCGAAAAGTCACACGATCTAGGAGAAGGTATCCTAAATGTACTATTTAAGAACAGCAAACTCTTTATATTTGATACTCCCGAACTTCAACCATTAAGGAACGAACTTTTAGCCTTAAAGGTAGGAACGCCTAAGAACAAGGCTAAGGATGATTACACCGATGGATTAAGGTATAGTTGTAGTAAGATACCATGGGACTACAGTGACATAGACGACAGTAAAATTGTAAATGTTACAAAGAACCCCCAAAAATCAGAAGTAGACCAAAGAAGGGAAGGGATGTTAAATACTGAAGTGGTTAAAGAGTCTATAGAGGCTGAAATGGCAGAATGGAACGAACAATACGGAGAGTGAAAATGAAAAAAATCCTAAAAGCAATAAAAAAATGGTTTTCTTTTAAAAAAAGTATTGAAAAAGAAGAAATACTATGGATAATTAAAAATGGTGGTAAATTAGGGGTATCAGAACTAGCGTACGGAAAATTACTCGTAAAGTTCTCTCCAAACGCTAGTTCTTTAAACGTACCCCCACAAGAGTCGCAAACTCCGCCCACCGAAGATACAAACCCTATTAACACCCAAACTGACGAAGACTCTGACTTAGTAGATGCAACACTCGGGATAGACGATCCCAGTGCTTTCATGGAAAAGCTAGAGCATGGGGAGATGGAGTTTGCCGAATTTAACGATAACGCAACTGGAGAAGATTTACAGGGATAGCGTACAGAACACACAGTCCCATTACGACGAGCAAAAACATAATGTAATGCTTTACGCTGGTAATCATTACGCCAAAATAAATTCTAAATTATATTCAAGACTAAGAGATACGAAAAATATTCCAGAGAATGTTAAGATACGTTTAACTAAAAACCATCTTAACAGGATAATGAAAAAGTACATAAACTCAACGCTGTCGTATGCTCCTGGCGTGACAATCCTTCCTAAAGACTCAACAAACGTACACGATATAAAACAAGCTAAACTTTCTCGTAGTGTATTTGATGATTATAAATACAAATCTCGTTATACAGAAAAAGTACGACGCTGTGTAGAAGGATTTTTTATACCTGGAGAATGTCACGTTAAAATACTCTGGGACGCAAGTGGCGGAGAGCTAGTAGGATACGAAGCATTAGTTGACGAGGAAGGTAATCAACTCGCTGACGAGACAGGCCAGCCCGCAATAGATGAAAGCAAACCTGTAATGAGTGGGGCGATATTAACCGAGGTAACATCAGGATTTGATGTATTTATTGATAAAGGTGCGAGAACCATAGAAGAATCTGTTTTTGTTGGCGTGAAAAAGATGGTTCAGACTTCTGAATTGAAGTTGATGGTTAATAATGATCCGACTTTCACAGCAGAAGAAAAAATAGATAGAATTGCATATATAGATGCAGCTAGTAAAGAAACATACTCAGTGTTTAACCCTTTGGATACGACTGTTAATTATCCAGACGATCAGACACTTACTAAAGAATATTATTACAGACCGAGTATAGAATATCCTCTTGGATATTTTTACATAACCACTTCCGCAGGAATCCTATGGGAAGGCGAACTACAAACTGACGAAAAAGGAAAACCCGTATTCCCAATTAAGTCCGCTCTATGCGACGAATTTGAAGGTTCGCCTCGTGGTTATTCTCCGATGAAACAGGGTAGGCCAGTACAGGCCGAGATAAACAGAGCGTCTAGCAAGATTGCCGAGACACAGATTACTTTAGGTGACGACAAGATTATTACCCTACAAGGAACTGGATTAACAGAAGGCGAGAAACTAAACGGTATAAGACAGATAAAAGTATCTAACGCTATTAATTATCAGGTAGTAGAAGGTAGAAGTGGCGAGCAATACTTAGGTTACGTTACTAACCAGATTAAAGAGCTATATACGATAATGGGTATCCAGGATGAATCTGAAGAAACCCAACACGCCCAGGATATTACATTAAAACTGTATATGTCCATGAAGGATAAGAAAAAGTTTACCTTCTATTCAGATAAGATTGAAAGATTCTTAGTTGATTGGGCCGATGCAGTAGTTAGGCTATATAAAGCTAATCTAAGAGATGATGCCTTGGTTAAGGCTGTAGGCAGTAACGAGGCTATAAACGTAGAAGAATTTAAGAACGTAAACGATATGTGTTACGACATAAAGGTTGTACCTCTTAATGATGACACAGAAAGCGTTATGGCTAAACATCTAACACTAACACAAGTAATGCAATACGGTAAATTAGACGAAAGAACTACTGGAATGTTGATAAAAGAACTTCCATTTGTAGACGGCGATAGGATCGCAGCTCATCTATCTCTAGCACATACTGAAGCGGAGAACATAATTCTACAGTTGGATAGAGGCGAGATGCCTATGTCGTCTTCGTTTGATAATAACGAAGTAATCGTACAAGAACTTGTTAGAAGGATGAGACAGCCTGATTTTAAATATGTTGTAAGTAAAAACCCAGAAATAGAGCAGAACTATCAAAGACAGTATGAGGATAGAGTAGGAGTTCTTAATCAAAAGGCAGAAGAACTTAAAAACGCCAATATGGGTATTATCCCTACTGGTGGACCTCAGATTAAAGTAGATGCTTACATCCCTGACCCTAAAAACCCAGCCAAGAGCATAAGGGCTACCGTAGACCAGACAAGTTTTGAGTGGTTCATAAAGCGATTGGGAGACCAAGGTTCTCAGATGGAAGTTTTAAACGACGCAGGGACACAGACCAAGATTGATATATTGAATACAACGCCAGCAGGCGGAGTAAATAACACAGGGGCAGCCACCCCGCCAGGAGCATTTTAATGAGTAAGGATCAGAAAAATCCACTAGATGACAAGATTGCTGAATTGCAGAAAGAAGCCGGTGTAGACGTTGGTGAAGAAACCACTGATGAGACTACAACGCTAGAAGCTACCGAAACAGAGGAATCTACAGAGGTAGAAGCTAAAACCGATGGAGAGACTGGGGGGACTTCTGAAGAATCCACAGAAGAAACTACAGAGGAGTCCACGGAACAATCCGAAGAAACAACATCTACGGATACCTACACGCCTAACTATAAGTTCAAGGTGCATGACCAAGAATACGAGATTGACCCTGAATTTAAAGACGTAATTAAGAGTAAGGAAGTTGAGGACAAAATCCGAGACATCTATACTAAGGCGTATGGGTTGGAAACTGCTCAGAAAAGTAGAGATAACTGGAAGTCTAAATACGAAGAAAATACAGAAAAGACTAAAACCTATTCTGATATTTTTGATGTTCCGTTGAAACTCTATAAAGATGGTAAAAAAACCGATGCGGTGCGATCCACGTTTTCAGACGAAGACATACTAGAGGCAGCCAGGCATCTTATAAGACTTAATCAGGCCCCTGCTGATGAACGAGACAGGTTAGAAAAAGAGTCTGCTGAGAGCAGAGACAGCTATGGCAAGCAAGACGAGATGAACGACATAATTAAGAAAGCTCAGACTGCTGAGTACAATGCTATCCAGGCACGGATAGACCTTGAACTTAGTAAGACTGAGGTTTCAGATGTTGCGAAGTTTATCGACAGCAAGTTTGGCGCAGATTCTTTTAGGAACGAGGTTAATTTGTACGGAGATAGTCAGTATAAAGCCGGAAAGCAAATCCAGCCTGATGAAGCAGTAAAGGTTGTATTTGAAAAGTACAAAACCATTTACACGCCTGGGGCTGCTGATAAAGCCAATCAGACAGTTAAAAAGGTCGTAGCTCCAAACGCAAGTAAATCTATTCCTAACCCTAAGAGTTCAGGAAGTTCAGGACGTACTGGGAAAGTCAAGTCTGTCGCAGATTACGACAGAATAATAAAGGAACTGAAAGAAGAATAAAATAAACATAAAGGAGAAATATTATGGCGACATCGAGATCATTTCAAGCAATGATAAATGATTATCTAACCACAGAAGTTCTCAGGGCCGAACTGCCTAAGAGAATGTTCCTGTTAGATAAAGTAAAGAAAGACGATTCATGGGTTGGTGGAAACGCTACCCAGGGTTATGTAGTACCTTTTGTTGGTGGAAGTGCCAGCTCGGTAACATTTGGTAGCTTAACTGCTGCTGGTGACATAGCTGAAGACCAGGACGTAAGAGGTACGGTAGACGTACAGCCTGAGCTTTGGGGTTCAATGATGTTCCACAGCAAGGACTTCATGCAACATGAAGGCAAAAAGAGGGAAATTTCCCTACTAGGTTCTATCAAGAGACAGGTAGATCCTTTTCTTAGTTTTGTTAAAATGGGACTAAGTGATGTTCTTCTAGGTGGACCACACTTCGCAACTATTATTGCTCTTACAGATGCAGCAAACGGAGTTGTTCAGATAGATAGAATTGAAAAAGTTACATTAAAACAAAAGATAGTCGTTCGAGAAGCTGCAACACCATCTGCTGTAGATGGTTATATCCAGGTGATTAACAAATCTGCTGGAACAATAACACTACACACAACCAGAGCTGGTGGAGCTGTTCTTGACGTAACAGCCGGTGGTCCTTTGACTGCTGCTCTTTTGGTTGGCGATGTGCTTTATTACGACGGTCTAGTAAACACTGGTACTGGAGCAATCCAGAACACCTTTAGCTCACTTAGAAGTATTCTTCTAACTGCTGCTAATGGTGGTGGCGCTACTCTATACGGAGAAACAAAGACTGCTTATCCGTTCCTACAGGCTCTTAACATTGATGGTTCTGCTGGCGATTATGCGATGACTTCTGCTAACATACTAGAGAAGTTGTTTTACATACACGCTCTTGAAACATCAATCAAGGCTAAGGGACTAAACGGAAAACAGGCTGATAACTGTCTTGTATCACCTAAGAACTATGCTGCTATAAAGATAGCTCTTGAAAAGTACAAAGGTCAGTATTTCACTGAGCCTGGAAATGCGAAAGCCAGCCCTTATTCTTGGAAGGAAATAACTGTTGGTTCTAAGGGCGGAGATATGCTTTCAATATCTATGGTCCCTGAAATGGCTAACGATATAATTCCATGTGTAAACTGGGAGTCAATGATTCTTGCATCTAATGGATTCTTTAAGTTCCATGAAGATCCTACCAACCCTGGTAAGATTAAGTATTTTGAAGCAAGAGCAACAACTGGTTATTCGTACATTGTAGATATAGCGTTTATGGGCGACTTGATAAATGTTTGTCCAGAAGCTAGTTCTATAATTCACAGCGTAGCGATATAAATTAAACGGTCTAGGGTAGAGGGTACAGAACCTTTGCCCTAGCTCCAATACGGAGGTATAAAATGAGTGGAAGAAATACAGAACTTGGCGCATCAGCGATATACGATCTAAATGCGATTGGTTATCCTGAGTACCAAAGAGGGCTAGGTACAGAACTAGCTGAACCAAAGAATTTGAAACAGAAGAATATAGACCAGTTAGAAACCGACGAAAATTTCTTCGGTTACTTTGATTGGTCACTTAAAGGTGGCGGAGCTGCTGCCGACACGGATACTGGTGTTAATGTTCTCAAAACTATTACAGGTAATAGCTTTGAAGTAACAAACATCTCTACGCAGACTATTTTTCAAGGTTTGCAGACAGCTAATGGCTGGGACTTCAGCGGTGACGCAACTAACGATGAAGGTTTTGAAATAAACCAGGGTATAGCTGCTTACTACGCAAAGCACGTCTTTACAGCAGGAACGGACAGATTTTACTTTGAAACCAAGGTAAAAATATCCGCTGTAGCTGAAACAGATACGTTCTTAGTGGGATTTAGAAAGGCAGAAGCACATCGTCCTGATTATAATGATTATGACGAAATGTGCGCTGTGAATGTAGACGCTGGTGACGTTGTAATCACTACAATTCTTAACAACGGCACGACAGCTACCGCTGATACGGCGTTGAACGTAGGAGACACAGAGTACATTACTACAAGAGTAGAGTACGATGTTGCTGTTGGTCTATCAAGTGCGATAGCTCTTTCTAACTCTCTAAAGGCAGTTTACACAAGGCACATAGCCAATACTGCTCAACACACGACTGCTGCTGATGCTACTAACGTAATAACTGCTGCTAACGCAACGGACCTTACGACTTTGATAGCATTGGTTACAGACCAGTTGACTCAGTATGATGTACACGAAGATGATTCTGAATTAGGAGCTGCATGGGCTTACCATGATGCTCAGGAAAGTGGAGACGATTCTCTAGTAACTGCTGCTGCTCCGACGACTTTGACAGAATGTATAACATATCTTAATGACCTTAAGACAAAGTTTAAAGGCCATGATGACGATGCTACATCTCACGGTGTTACTACTCAATTCCCTGTAAGTGTTGCATACGCAAGTGCAGCAACATTCTACTTTGGTATAAACACAACGACTATGACAAAGTACAACAACGCTGTAGCAGGCTTTGCATTTGATGCTGCTGAGGTTGTTCTACCGTTTATTAGTTATTTGAGAGCTGCTGGTAACCCATTAACTATGGAGTTGATGAGTTATAAAGTAGGACCTCTAGCGTAAATTAAATGGTTGGGGCTAGGGGGAAACTCCTAGCCTCGATTAACAGGAGATTAATTATTATGATATTCCGAAAAGAGTTGCTGAATGTAACAAACATGGCAGACGCAACATATCTAACAAAGGCACAAAGCCCTGATGGGTTTAGTGAAGTTGCATGGGAATTAATAGGTAACGGTGGAACGGGTACGGTAACTCTTAAGATATGGGCGACTATGGAAGACGATGCTACCCCGACGACTACTGCAACCGCTACTGATTATGTTGATGTGACACTAGACACTTTTGGTGTTGCTAATTACGTATGTGGAGCTGGTGTAACGACACGCCACCTAGTACAAGACGAACTAAAGAAACTAAGTAACTTTAAATGGCTAAGATGGCAATATATAGCTGCAACAGGTGGAGCCGACGATGCAGATTTAACCATCAAACAAGCATTTAGGGTAGGTGCCTAATGGGTAACACATATTCAGGGTTTGCACTTCCAATAAGATTAGAAGTAACTAAGGCTTTGGCTGGTAGCGCTGCTACTGAGGCCATTAATCTGTTCAGTGTTGTAGGAAAGGTTTGTGTTAAAAAGATCTACGGTATTGTTACAGACGATACAACACTAGCGAACATGACTGACTGCCATTTTAATCTACGTGATGGAGCAGATGTTCCTTTAACTAAAGCAACAACTCTCGTAATGAGTACGGCTGTTGTTGGAGCGCTTGTTATTAAATACGCAGCAGCAGCAGCTAATGCTGGCTTTTTAGACGGAGTATTAGCGGGGGTGCTAGAAGGTAACACGCCTATAGTTCCTTTTGCATTTACAATAAATCAAAAACCAGCCGTCGCTACATACATACAGTGGGTTTATACAACCACTGACGCACCTATCGCTGCTGCGATGAAGTTTTTTGTAGAGTATGAAGGGATAGATGGTGGATATTTAACCGCAGTATAACAGGAGAGATTTATGAACCTATACGGAGAGCTTAAAGGCGCTCAGTTTGAAAACGTAGCGACCCTGCCTGCAAACGCACCAGATGGTCGTGTTGTTAGACTTACAACTGATGGCTTCTATTATGTATCAGATGGTACTAACTGGACTAATATAACTGAAAAAGAAGACGATAAAACCGAAAATATCGCTGCTTTAGATATAGATTGGTCGTTAGGTAAGGTCTTTAAGAAGTTTATCGACGTTAATACTGCTTTTACTTTTAGTAATCTATTTGACAGAACAATAACTGTAGTTATAACCGAGACAGATAGCAAGACAGTAACATGGCCTGCTTATGTTGTTTGGGAAGCTGCTGGTGCGCCTACACAGACTGTTTTAAAAACAGACGTATATGAGTTTAAATATGTTGACGGTAATATATATGGTAAAAGGATACGTACAGCTTGCGTTGGTGGCTGGCCTTATGGTTTGTTAGGAGATTTAACTGTAGGAGCTGGTATAACAACCGAACTACCAGGTGGGGAAATATATGACTATGACAATGTAACAGTAGCTGCTACTGGAATACTTAGATTTACAGGGGATACAACTGCTTGGACACGTTTAGGTGTTAAAACAAACATAACAGTTGCCGGAACTATTGAATGTAAAGGAAGTACTGCTGTTGGTGTCAACGCCATTATCACGCCTGATAATATAAGCGTAACAAATACGATAACACAGAAAAACGGTGGGGCTGCTGGTATTGGTGGTTGGCCTTTTAGTCTTGGTGTTGGTGGAGCTGCTGGTGCGCAGTCTGCTGGTAAAGGAGGCGGTGGCGGAGGCGGTGGCTCATATACTGCTGCTCATTATGCTTCTACTGGTGGAGCGGGTGGTTCTGGAACTATTGGTTCCGATGGTACTGGTACTGGTGCTGGTACTGGTGGTGCTTTAGGAGCAACTACTGCGGGTAGTAATGGTGCTGTTGCTCTTGGTGGAAATGGAGGTAAGGGTGATTCAGGAGGCGGTGGCGGTGGTGACGCTCTTGGTGTCAAAGTCGGAGGCGGTGGCGGAGGCGGTGGCGGAAATAAGGGAACGCACGGTAAAAATTTATATATAAGATGTGGGGGTACTTTTGATGGTACAGGTGGAACTATAACCGTTGAGGGCAGTAATGGTGTTGCTGGAGGTAACGGTGGTAATGGTGATGCTGCTCTTGGTGGAGCTGCTGGCGGAGGCGGTGGCGGTGGGGCTGGTGGTTCTGCTGGTAAACT